CTATTTTCGTGTGTTGGGAAGGGCGTAAGTGAGCTTAACTTCTTGGGTGACAATATCCCTTGGTCCTTTTGACCTGTCGAAGAAAAACCAAATATTGAATTTACGTTCTGTTGGCCAAGTATCATGCATCAGTGAGTCCCATCCCAAGTAGGATGCAACATTGTTTGCGACGGCTAGCTTTGCCTCAGAAGTTGCTTTACCTTGATAAGCGCACATGACCGCACCTAGCAAAAAATCTGCTATCTGAATATGTTCTGACGCCTTTGAGTCTTTACTTACTACGCTTTTGATAATATCTTTGCGCCCAAACCTACGTGCCAAAGTGTGGTTGGTGATTACATGGAATTCCTCATCAGCTTTTTTGTAGCGGGATGGTAATGGATCTACTTCAACACGAAACTCACACTCTCTGTCGGGGTGGGCTTTGATGACATTGCCAATTTTAGTCTCTATTAGCTTGCCAAAATGCTTACGCATTGCAAGATCATAGTCGCCACCGTGGAAAGATTTTTCTACCTTCGACTTTTCCACGACTATGCAATGAAAAGCTAGCCAAGGGTGTTTGAAGAAGGTCTCGATTAAATCCTGATAGAATGCAGCGTTACGCTTGGAATGAGCTTTCTGCCATTTAATTTCATCGCTACAGTTATGTTTCTCACGAAGTTCGCGGACAATACGCGCAAAATCGCCACGCCTCTGGTATTTCATCCATAAGCTACCAAATCCATAAAATCGCTGACCATCTATCCCTGATTCATCGCAGGCGACATGCCAAATCAGCTTTCCAGGATCGCTCGATTCCATGTTTACCCTTCATGAATGGATATTAGACGTAAGGTTATGATTTAACCACATTCTTAACGGGTTGATAAGGATAAGATTTGATTTCCATTGAGGATGGAGCCGTGTTGAAAGTGCTGGTGGGGTTTTGGCTAGCCAGAAACGCAAATCCGCGCACGGGTTTGCATGAGCTCCCGTGGAGTGTTTCATCGTCCTAGCAAGTATTGATCCGGATCGCTACGATTGCTACAGGTGCATGAAATCCACCACATTAAGAGGGCTGACGTGGAAGGAATATGAAAAACAATCTTATCAACGGCTCGGAAATGTCTAGATTATCCGTGGCGATTCAGCCAGCAGGCTTTGCCTGAAGTCTAAATTTATTTGGCTCACTAGTTTGCATAGCGGGCAGCTATGCAAAGCTAGGAGTCTGTTGCTGTTGCGGCTGACTCTATCCTATTTAGGGCTTCAAAAATGAGTTCGTCTAACCGATAAAGGCAATGGCTATAAGGTAGTTCAGTTATTGGGTGAATCCAACCTTGTTGTCTAAGGTAATTGATGGCCGAATTCGTATCTGAGTAGCCCTTGTGGCCCCTTCGTAGCTCATAGACAAAATATTTATAGCGGGGGGCTATGAGGGGCCATGCCAGTATGAAATTTTCAATAAACTTTTCTTGGATTCTCTTGATTTCCTTGCTCTCAATCTCTTGTTTGCGGGCGAGTTCTTTTCTTAATTTCCTCCTTTCTATGAATTTTTCGAGCTTGAGATACATCCAAGCTACTAGTTCAAAGGTTAGAGTTTCCGCAATAAGTGAAAACAAAATCGTTAGAGCAAAATGCGCTGCATAGGAATACCCCGGCAAGTCTTGTTCAGTTAGAGGCGCAATGTCCTTAAGTATTGGGAGTATAAAGCGGATAGAAAGGACAATTGCTACAGAGAGGAATCCATACCTAACAGCCGTCTTTGTCGAAATGGGTGAAGCCAGAATTTTCCACAAACTTTCAGGTGTTGGCATTTTTTATCCCTATCTGGTCACCTGATCTTAGGTGGACGCTAAGTGGACACTGGACATTAAAAAGGGGCTACGTTTTCACGTAACCCCTTGTTATATTTGGTGGAGCTGGCGGGAGTTGAACCCGCGTCCGAAATTCCTACATACCATTTTCACACTAACAAAAACAGATATTTACTTTTAAAATCATTATCTTATTGGTTTTTGTGTTTGTCAGATTTTATGCGATTTTAAGTCTTTGCCGCCAAAGTGCCGCCATCAATTAGCGGTTCCAGTTGAGGTTATGAAGCGGGTTTTTTGTCACGGCATCTTCCAGATGATCGGGCGCAAAGTGGGCGTAAATCATCGTCATTTTTATGTCTGCATGACCCAGAATATCGCGCAATACCAGTATGTTTCCGCCGTTCATCATAAAATGACTGGCAAACGTATGGCGCAGTACGTGAGTGCATTGGCCTTCCGGCAGGTCAATACCGGCTCGTTTTACTGCGCGTTCAAAGGCTTTTCTGCATGGCGTGAATAACTTCCCTCTGTTTTTGGGGAGTTCATCGTACAGTTCCTGAGATATCGGTACGGTTCGGTTTTTCTTGCCTTTGGTTTTGGTATAGGTGATCCGGTATTTTGATAACTGATGGCCCTGCAGATTTTCGGCTTCACTCCATCGTGCACCGGTAGCCAGGCAAACTTTTGTGATCATCAGCAGGCTGGGGCTTTGAGAATCTGCGCAGGCATCAAGCAGGCGTTTAATTTCGTCCGGGGCCAGGAACGCCAGTTCCCCCTCTGCGATTTTGAACGTTGGCAGCCCGGCGAGCGGGTTAGGGGCTGACCAGTGGCCCAGTTTTTTCAGTGTGCCAAAAACGGATGATAGGTTGCGTTGTTCAAGGTTTACCGTGCGGGGCTTTACTGGCGACATTAGCGCGCCATCTTCGTTACGCACCTCGCCTTTTAATCGTGCTTCACGATATTTCGTAAAGTCACCGGCGGTTAATTCAGAGGCGATGGGATCGCCCAGCCCATTGCAGATAATGTGCAGTTTCGCCATCAGGCGTTTGGGGTCCGCGAGCGTCTGGCCGTAAAGGGAGTGCCACTGCTCAATCAATTCTGATAAACGCCGCCGATCTTCCTTTTCCCCCAGTCATGGTTTTTTGTTCACTTCGTCCATAGTGAAATTTTCAAATGCTATGGCCTCGCCTTTTGTCGCAAATTGTTTGCGCACTCGCTTGCCGTCACGCCCGTTTGGGTAGCACTCACACAACCATTTTCCGTTAGGCTGCTTTCTGATCGTCATGGTTTAAAGGTTCTTGATCACTTTAACTGCGCGACCGATGGCTTCAATATCATCCACGGAGCACTCAAAGGATGTTTCATCTTGGTGAACCACAATCTTATTGCCTGGAACGCGAGCAATCTTGACGATGCTTTTAACCCCATCCATATCAACAAGCCAGTAGCCGTTGCTAATTTGTTTCACAGATGTATCTACAACAAACCAATCGGCTTGCGTTTTAATGAATAATGAATCATTTGGTTCTCCATCCACCAAGCTCCTATCCAGCAAAATTTCACCTTCTGCTTTCAATTCGCCATTCTTCAGCTCTGCTTGCTTAAGACTTGGAGCCACAATCTTCGAAAGCGGACGAAGTGTGATCGATGATTCGTTTACGGGATTTTTTTCACGGTCTTGTGAGGCGAACATTTCTCCTTGCCCTGTTGCTAGCCATAGCAATGACGCGCCTGTTTCTAAAGCACATTGAATTACCCATTCTGCAGGGAAGCTATCGCGTAAGTTCCTGTTTGCCATTGTACTTTTAGATATTTTTAAGTGATCAGCCAAGGCTTGCTTAGTGGTAAATCCATACGCTTTCAGCAATCTTTCAATTGCTTCTCTTCCTCCCGAATTGGGACCTGCGTGTATGTTAATCATCAAATACTCCATTGACGACCACATAAAGTGATCGTAGTATCAGCTAACTCCCGAATTGGGAAATCCCGTAAAGTAACCTAAAACCAGCTAAAACTTAAAAAACTAAGAGATAGTGCACTATGAGTACTGAGATTTCAATTCGTGTACCAAAAGTCATAGCTACGCCAGCAGAGTTCGCAGAATGGGAGGGGTACTCCCGTGGCTCGGTTTATCAGATGATTCATCACGGTAAACTTGCTAACTACATTGAAAAAAAAGAAAAAAATAAAGGCCGTGTCTTCATTCTTTATCTCAAATACAAAAGAGATCAGGCGCGTAAGAACATGGAACAGTCAGCCTTCAATTACAACGTTGTTGTTGGTCAGTAAGTTCCATTATGCGAACTTTCTGAGGGGGTATCATGTTTGATTACAAGATTTCCAAACATCCGCACTTTGACGAAGCCTGCCGGGCTTTCGCGTTGCATCACAACATGGCAAAGCTGGCAGAACGCGCGGGAATGAACGTCCAGACTCTGCGCAACAAACTGAACCCGGAGCAGCCGCATCAGCTCACGCCGCCTGAAATCTGGCTGCTTACCGATCTGACTGAGGACTCTACCTTGGTTGATGGCTTCCTGGCACAAATTCACTGCCTGCCATGTGTGCCGATGAACGAAGTGGCAAAAGAGAAGCTGCCACACTACGTCATGAGCGCTACTGCTGAAATCGGACGTATTGCTGCCGGTGCTGTATCGGGTGATGTGAAAACTACTGCAGGCCGCCGCGATGTTATCAGTAGCATCAACTCTGTTACTCGCCTAATGGCACTGGCTGCCGTTTCCATACAGGCACGTTTGCAGGCTAACCCGGCGATGGCAAGCACAGTGGATACCGTGACGGGCCTCGGCGCTTCATTCGGTCTGATCTGAGGTGGCTATGCTGACTAGAGAACCATCTTTTGCATCACTTCTCGTTAAGCAAAGCCCAGCAATGCACTACGGTCACGGCTGGATTTATTTACCTTGCGGAAAAAAGTGGCATCCATGTATTGAACTGTCTCCCCGGCAGCAGGCTGTCCGGGGAATAGGTAAAAAGAGATTGCTACAACGTCTAAGTTTTAACGTGGCAGGCATCCTGCAAACCAGGCGAAAAGCTTTTCCTGGAAGCTGAGCTTAGTGTCGTCAGACCGACCACATGCAATAGCTGCTCTTTTGTAGGCTGGATTTAACAAAGAACCGAAAGGTGCGGAATCAGAGTGATGCAGTGTTTTCAATTTTTGTGCAATCAGTTCCGGGGTCAATTCATCCCCAGCATAAAGTAATTCACCGTACTGACGGCTTTGTACGCTAGCACGCTCGGAAATAATTGCGGGTTGCCACACAAGTTGAATTGTTGCGATTACAACAACGGGCAAAGCGAATACCCATTCCAGCCCGGTATCGGCTATGACAGCAGTACCGCTAATAATCTGAATAGCAGTCATCAATTTGTCAGCCCTACCGTGAAGTGTCGCCGTCATAAGCTCAAGGTAATAGCAGTAATGCAACTGGAAATATTCGGAGCTTTGTTTAGTCATGCCGGATTCCTATTTTTTATCTTGCCCCGGTTCTGGCTTAGGTGCAGGGGCAGGACGAGGCAATACATGGAAGTTGTCAGAGTCTGACATCAGGTTTCTCCTTCGAGGGGTAGGTGATTGTTGGCGCAAATAGTCTACCACTAAGGCACGCGCCGGGCGTGTGAAAAAATTCCCGGCACAACTTCAAATAGGTATATGTACGACGAGATAGGAGGGGGAATGGCTATTGATGGCCCGGTGGCGACAGTTCCATTAAGCCCCGGCAAACGCCTGGATGGGTTGAATCATATTGCTGAATTACGCGCAAAAGTGTTCGGCCTGAATATTGAGTCGGAGCTTGAAAGGTTCATTGAAGATATGCGCGACCAAAGGGATGTTAACAATAAACAAAATGAGAGGGCACTGGCAGCCATATTCTATATGGCAAAGATTCCAGCAGAACGTCATAGCGTCAATATTAGTGATCTGACTACTGACGAAAAGCGGGAACTGATTAAAGCAATGAATCATTTTCGTGCAGTGGTGAGCTTATTTCCAAAACGGCTAACCATGCCGAATTAACCCACAACAGAAATTAATGGCGTAAACCCGCCGGGCTTCTTATTGCCCAAATTCAGGAGAAACAACAATGCGAAATATTGAAACCCGTATCACTAAAACCGGACCAGATGATGCTGGCCTTAATCAGTTGCTGACTGATGCGCGCATGGAAGAACGCCGTGGACGCGCTGATTTGATGGCAGCACGTCTGGACTCTTTGGCTGCCCATATCGTGTCACGTCAGCTTAACCACACGGAAGCGGCTGAGCTGCTGCGTCAAGAAGCGGTGAAGATTCAGAACGAAGCGCAGGAGATCCACTGATGGCTGATTCAATGGACCTCGTACAGCAGCGCGTTGAAGAAGAACGCCAGCGCCACATCCATACCGCCCGCAATAAAACGCCGGGCGTTTCCCGTGTTCTCTGCATTGATTGCGATGCACCGATCCCGCCAGCACGCCGCCGCGCCATTCCGGGCGTGCAGTGCTGCATCACCTGTCAGGAAATCGCAGAGCTGAAAGGCAAACACTACAACGGAGGTGCTGTATGAGCACCATCCTGAAATGGGCGGGTAATAAAACCGCCATCATGGCAGAACTGAAAAAACACCTCCCAGCAGGCCCGCGACTGGTTGAACCTTTCGCGGGTTCATGCGCTGTGATGATAGAGACAGACTATCCTCATTATCTTGTCGCGGATATTAATCCAGACCTGATTAATCTCTATCAGGTGATTAAGAATGATGTTGAATACTTCATCAAAGAGGGCAGATATCTTTTTGAAGCCCGTAATGATCCAGAGGCATATTATAAGACGAGACAGGAGTTTAACTTGCGCCATGGTGGCGCAATTGAACGGGCATTGTATTTCTTATATTTAAATCGCCATGGTTATCGCGGACTGTGTCGCTATAACTTGGACGGTTATTTTAATGTTCCTTACGGTAATTATAAAAAGCCGTACTTCCCTGAAAACGAAATACGTGCATTTGCAGAAAAAGCAAAACGCGCAACGTTTATCTGCGCCAGCTATGACGAGACACTGGCACTGCTGCAAACGGGTGATGTTGTCTATTGCGATCCACCATATGACGGCACGTTTAACGGATATCACACAGCTGGTTTTACAGAGAATGATCAGTTCCATCTGGCGTCTATTCTTGAACGCCGGTCATCAGAAGGTCATCCGGTTATCGTGTCCAACAGCGATACGTCTCTGACCCGTTCGCTTTATCGTGATTTTACTCGCCATCGTATAACCTCTAAGCGCAGCATGGGCGTGGCTGCCGGTGATAGTAAAACTGCAGTAGAAATCATCGCCACAAAATCAGCATGCTGGTTTGGTGTTGATTTGGCGTCTGGTCCTGATATCTCGGTGGAAACTGAGGTGCGGGCGTGGCAGTGAGTAAAATCACATTACATTATGTACAAACCACCGGCGGCTCGAATGAGGCCGCCGCAGCCTTTCCATGGAATACCCCAAAAAAAGCGGTTAACCCGTATCTGGACACGGCGGAAGTTGCGCCGGAGTCTGCGCTTTCAAACCTGATCGCTCTTTACGCTGCGGATAACGAGCAGGAGCAGTTGCGCCGTGAGAGGCTGAGCGATGAGGTCTGGGAACGCTATTTCTTCAATGAATCCCGTGATCCTGTCCAGCGTGAAATGGAGCAGGATCGGCTGATTAGCCATGCCAAAACGGCGCGTGAGCAGCAGCGTTTTAATCCCGATCTGGTCATTATTGCCGATGTGGGCGCCCAACCGGCGCATATCAGCAAGCCGCTACTTGAACGGATTAAATATTTCCATAGCCTGGGCAGAGCAAAAGCTTATTCCCGCTACCTGCGCGAAACAATCAGGCCGTGTCTTGAGCGGCTGGAGCGCGTGCGTGACAGCCAGGTGTCTGCGTCTTTCCGGTTCATGGCGAGCCACGACGGGCTGGAGGGGCTGCTGGTACTCCCTGAAATGAATCAGGATCAGGTCAAACGCCTATCCACGCTGGTTGCGGCACATATGAGCATGTGTCTTGATGCGGCCTGCGGTGATCTGTTTGTCAGTGACGATGTTAAACCAGAAGAAATCCGCCAGGCATGGGAAAGGGTTGCTGCAGAAGCCATGCGCCTTGAGGTCATCCCGCCAGCCTTTGAGCAGTTGCGCCGCAAAAAGCGCCGCCGTAAGCCGGTGCCTTATGAACTGATCCCACCGTCGCTGGCCCGTATGCTGTGCGCGGACTGGTGGTATCGCAAATTGTGGCAGATGCGCTGCGAGTGGCGGGAGGAGCAGTTGCGCGCCGTCTGCTTGGTCAACAAGAAAGCCTCACCGTATGTCAGCTACGAAGCCGTGATCCACAAACGCGAGCAGCGCCGCAAATCGTTGGAGTTCTTCCGCTCGCATGAGCTGATCAACGAAGACGGCGACACGCTGGACATGGAAGACGTGGTGAACGCCAGCAACAGCAACCCGGCGCACCGCCGTAATGAAATGATGGCCTGTGTTAAGGGGCTGGAGCTGATCGCGGAAATGCGCGGAGACTGCGCGGTGTTTTATACCATCACCTGCCCGTCACGCTTCCACGCAACCCTCAACAACGGCAGACCTAATCCGAAGTGGACCAGTGCCACTGTCCGGCAGAGCAGTGACTATCTGGTTGATACGTTCGCCGCTTTCCGCAAGGCAATGTACAAGGCCGGGTTGCGCTGGTACGGCGTCCGCGTTGCAGAGCCGCACCATGACGGCACCGTGCACTGGCATCTTCTGTGCTTCATGCGCAAAAAAGACCGCCGTTCCATCACCGCGCTGCTGCGTAAGTTTGCCATCCGTGAAGACCGCGAGGAGCTGGGCACCAATACCGGGCCGCGCTTCAAGTCCGAGCTAATCAACCCGCGCAAGGGCACGCCGACCAGCTACATCGCCAAATACATCAGTAAGAACATCGACGGGCGCGGGCTGGCTAAAGAAATCAGCAAAGAAACCGGCAGATCACTGCGTGACAGCGCCGAGCATGTCAGCGCCTGGGCGTCACTGCACCGTGTCCAGCAATTCCGTTTCTTTGGTATTCCGGGGCGTCAGGCATACCGTGAGCTGCGCTTGCTGGCTGGTCAGGCGGCGAGAGTGCAGGGCGAACGCAAAGCGGGTGCGCCGGTACTGGATAATCCGCGTCTGGATGCGGTACTGGCAGCTGCAGATGCGGGTTGCTTTGCCACCTACATCATGAAACAGGGCGGTGTACTGGTTCCCCGCAAACATCACCTTGTCCGCACAGCTTATGAGCTTAACGACGAACCGAGCGCCTACGGCGATCACGGTATCCGTATCTATGGCATCTGGTCCCCGATTGTAGAGGGCAAAATTTGCACGCACGCGATGAAGTGGAAAAAGGTTCGTAAGGCCGTTGACGTTCAGGAGGCGGCAGCCGACCAGGGCGCTTGCGCCCCTTGGACTCGGACTCGTGGCAATAACTGTCCCCCTGTTGAAAATACGAACAAATCAGGGGGGGATCTGCCCGATATTAAAACCATGAATGAGAAGGAACTGCAGGATTATCTCCACAATATGGGCCAGAAGGAACGGCGGGAACTTACAGCCAGGTTGAGACTGGTAAAACCGAAGCGGAAAACAGTATACAAACAGAATATTTCGGAGCAGCAGCGCCTGCAGCTTAAGGCAGAACTGACTGCCAGAGGGTTTGAAGGTAGTGCATCGGAGATTGATTTGCTTCTGCGTGGCGGCAGTATTCCATCCGGGGCTGGGTTGCTTATTTTTTACCGTAACCAGCGGTTGCAGGAAGATGATAGATGGCGGCAATGGTACGGCTGACGCGGGTTAATAATTTATGCTGTATTGATCGGTGTCAGGGCTATCTAATTGACAGATAAAAAGAGTTTTACATTTCTAGCTTCCTAATATACTGTAATTATAAACAGTGGTTATATATACAGCATTGTGTTCCGTAGCAGTGAAAGGAGGAAAGATGCAGGACTATCTTTTGGAGTCGTTGAAGCTCCAGCGCATTGATTTTTTTATCAAGCTTGTGGCGGCTAGTGAGTGCAGCGACGAAGAGAAGCGGCTGGCTATCCAGTGGGTGTCCGAACTGACAGACGAACTGATGGCAAAAATTCGCAGCCATGAATACAGCAGGTCTATGGACGTGACCAGTTAAAAGGAATCTGTATGCGTATTGAAATAATGATCGATAAAGAGCAGAAGATTAGCCAGTCCACACTGGACGCCCTTGAAACCGAGCTTTACCGTAATTTGCGCCCTCTGTACCCAAAAACAGCAATTCGCATCCGTAAGGGCAGCGCCAATGGTGTTGAACTAAGCGGGCTAAAACAGGATGAAGACAAAAAGCGAGTGATGGAAATTATGCAGCAGGTCTGGCAGGACGACTGCTGGTTACATTAAGGAACATTGCGGGCGATAAAACTGGTTTTTACCGTCCGCAAGGTTGAACAAAGAGTGTAGCGAGGCGTTAGGTGGTTCAAAGGAGAAGCGGTTATTTTGCCCGTAAAAGTGAACCTCCTGTATCTCGATCAGTTTTCTTTGAATTTTTCACTCAATCTTTTCGTCAATACCTCGATAGATTCTTTACGACCGGAGAACAAGTCATTGACGACGTACTCCATAATCTCAAAAGCATCCTCAATGTCTTTGATTTTTACTTCATCGTAGGTATGGCTTCCGGCATTTCCTAAAAATTTAATTGCCATAAGAGGCTTTGAAAACGATTCGTATAATTCAGGCAGCATCCCTAAACGGTGGTGTAGGGTTATGCGTTTGCCATTATCACTACGTTCAGTTACATCCATAGCGGTCAGCATTCTTTCAACTGAAATTCGGATTAGGTTTGCTGCTGCTCCAGGCTGTATTAGGAAAATGGAAAATGAGGCTTCAAGTGGTTCGGTAATTTCTTTTGGGCATTTTTCAGGTATTTCGAAAGGATGCAGAGATGGGAAAAAGGTGAAAGGTCTGTGCCATTGATAGTACTCCATATCATTTCTTTCTTCATCCCAACCTTGTTCCCATCCACTCTGACCAGAACAGGCTACAACTTCGCCACATTGCCTTCTTGAGCAGCGGGCCATGCAACTGAAAACAGATGAATCCATTTCTGGTTCAAACCAATCTTCACTTCGGTATTTTTGGGTGTCATGTGTGTCATTCAAGACGAAACTTTCTTTAATGATCTGTAGGGTTTTCTGATGGCATTTAGGGCAGGGCCACTCAACCTGCATATCGTGGAAAAACGCACCAGAGAGCTTGTGCACAGCCATTCTTTGTGTTCCTCATTTTTATGATTGGTAGGGATTGTATCTTCATATACGATTACAGTTGCATTAAAGATAAGCCATAGCAAGCTACTGGAAAAGGGTCGAAGCAGTTGGAGCATATCAGATGTTTTTTCTTAAGGTGAATTGTTGTGCATGACTATGCTGCATGAAATCGCATGATCGTTTGAGGATCGTTTTTGCTGAGGCTCGCCAGAACTGGCGGGCTTTTGTTGATGCCATGCAGGTGCATGAAAACCACTACAGAAAGCGGGCAGGCGTGGCGGGGATACGAGCGCGCTAAGCCTTATAAGTACGGTCTATTGATTTAATTACTGGACATGCATACAGTATTGTTCTATTGTCTATTATCCCTAGGGGTTTTGGCGATGTTTGGATAAAATAACCCGCAAAATATCCATCATCAGCTAAAGCTAAACAGGGATGTCAAATGCCTTACCAATTGGTAGTGCTTAGCCCGGTTGCTAACGATATTGAACAGTTAGGAACCAAAGAGAAATTTTGGTTCTATTATTCCCATGACACTGTTCATTTACAGTTGTTCAAGTACTCAAGGCCGGGCACTGGTGAGCATTGGTCCGAAAAATGTGCAGCAGAGCTATGCCATCTGCTTAACATTCCGCACGCCAGCTATGATTTAGCTAAGTACAATGATAGATTTGGTGTGGTAACGGAGAACCTTATACCTGTTGGTTTCAGAATGGTGATGGGAAACGAGGTTCTTCATAGTTCGACGGCAGACTATCCTCAACCCTTGCAACTGGGCGAGAAGCCAGTAAGGGTTAGAGAGCATACGGTAACAAGAGTTTTGGGCTGCTTAGATAAGGAATCTATCCAGCCACCGCCGAGTGCATATGACCTCTTAGGGTTAAATGCTGCAGATGTGTTCTGTGGATATTTGATGCTAGATGCACTGGTTAGCAATCAGGATCGCCATCATGAAAATTGGGCGATTATGCTTAACAATGAAACTGGTGAGCAGTTTTTGTGTCCAACTTATGATCATGCTGCCAGTTTAGGAAGGGAGATGTTAGATAATGAACGTTATGAACGTCTTAATACTAAAGATAAAAACCGTCAAATCCCCTGCTTTGTGAGAAAGGCTCGCTCAGAGCTGTTCAAAGCTAAAACAGATAAGAAGCCCTTGTTTACAGTTGAAGCATTTCAACATGCAGTCGAGGGAAGAGTTGCAGCTCGCGACCATTGGCTGGGTAAGCTGAGCGCTTTAACAGAAGATTCCATTACGGATGTGTTTAACCAAGTGCCTGCATCGTGTATCTCTGAGTGTGCACGCGAATTTGCAGCGTTAATGGTAATGGAAAATCGTAGAAGGCTACTAGAGAATGACTAATACAAACTCCGTTTACGTTGCATGGCAAGCTCCAGACACTAGAGACTGGCACGTTGTCGGCAATTTGCAAGAGCGCAATTCGGGGTATGTTTTTAAGTACACCAAGGGTGCTCTTAAATCTGCAAAATTTACCAAGTTTAGTGGCATGACTGATGTCCGAGAAACCTATGTATCGGAAGAGTTGTTCCCTCTCTTTAAAAATCGCCTTTTGTCTCCTCGACGTCCAGAGTATCCAAGTTTCATTAAGTGGCTTGGACTTGAGGATGATAGTGTAAATCCTATCGATATTTTGGCCCGCTCTGGTGGGTTAAGAAGTACTGATCAGCTACAGATTTTCAAAAAACTTGAAGTAGATTCCGAGGGTAGATTTGAACATTTCTTCTTTTTGCATGGCCTAAGCTATCTAAATCCCATGGCGAATGAACGAGTATCAGAGCTGAAACCGGGGCAAATTTTACGCCTTTGCTTAGATCTTCAAAATGAATATGACGGTGACGCTGTTGTAGTTCGTGCCGACAAGCCGGCAGAAATTATCGGCTATTGCCCTAGGTATTTATGTAATGATATTAAGAAGATGCTGCTAAGTGATTCAAAAGCAATCACTTTAACAGTCGAGAAAATTAGCGACGATGCTCCGCATAACTATCGTTTGCTATGTAAATTATCTGGAACGCTACATCCGTCTTGTCAGTCGACGCTGATTCTTCAGGATGAGTTCGAAGCTATCGAATAACAGGGAAAAGCCACCTTTCGGTGGCTTTTTTATTCCTGCTTTATCTCAAGATTGTACGGTTCAAAGCGGATAACATCTTTCCCGATCCATTCATTTAGCTCCTGTAGCCGTTTCTGCAGCGGCATCAGCTCGTTGCGGACAAAGACACGGCTGGCCTTCTCCACATCCCCAAATCCACCAACATTATTAGGCATGATCCCCATCATCTGCGGCGGAACGCGGTGTGCTGCCATCATGTCATCGCGGCTCACGTTCTTGATGTTCAAAAACTCATCCTTAGCTGCAACCTCCGAAAGTGGAATGATTTGGATGCCGTCCTTTTTACCGTTGGGCGAGTACATAAACAGGTTGCGGAAGTTGCCCGGCCCTTTGGCGCTTTTCATGGCCTGGCGGATGTTGTTCACGTCCTCCTGGTTCTGCGCGGCGTCAGTCATGTACATGATGAAGCCTGCGTGGCTACCGTTAATGTAGTACTTCCGGCGGAACAGTGTTGCGGACTCATTCAGCAGGGCGGAAGGGATAGCTGACAGATATTCCGGCAGACCGTAAATCTCCTGGTTTAAATCCGGCTCCATCAGGTGAAAGATGCTGCCTTTGGTGAACTCGTAGGGCTGCGTGGTTAGGCCGTATTGCACAAACCAGTAGGTGTCTAAATCGATCCCGCGGCGGGTGTATTTCGCCAGTGATGGCTCCAGCGACAGAATGCCGCCGAGTCGGTTGGTGCGCTTCTCCAGATAGGCATTACCGAATACCAGATAGTCCTGCACAAACCGGCTGAACGCCTGCTGGCTAAGAAGTGGATGCGGGATAAAGGTGCTGGTCAGAATGTTGCGTTTTACCGCAATGGGAGAGCTGTGATGCACTGCGGCACGGTAGGTTCGCGCCAGCCCGTCAAAGCTTACTGGCGGCTCATACCAGCGGTCCATCTGCACGCATTCCACATAGTCCAGCAGCTCGCGGCGGTCCAGCACCGGGATTGGATCACCAAAGCTGAAAGCCTCGGCAGTTACGTCTGCGTTTTTAGGCGCCATATCTTCTGTTGGCGTTGTGCTGGTTAAGGCTTCGAGCTCACTCATCAAAAAATCTCCACAATGTTGCTGGTATTGGCGGATTCGCCCTGCAGCGGTTCGTTAAACAGTGCGTGCATCGTTGCCCAGGCCAAATCTGCGTGGCTGGCCTCTTCGCTGCGGCTGGCTTCATAGGTTGGACGGTTGCCGCTGGCGGTGGTGGCGCGGCGGATAGCCATAAAGGACTGCGCAATGTCGGTGTGCCCGGCATCAAACTCCAGACGGCGGTGGCTGATAATGTCGTACGCCTTGAGCACCAGGGCATTTTTGACGTTAGGGTTGTAGACAAACTCCCGCACGGCAGGAAAGAACGCTTTTACGTTCTCATAAACACCGTGCCCGACGCCGGTCGAGTCGATGCCGATATAGGTCACGTTGTACTGCTGCGTCAGTTTTTTGATAGCATCAGCCTGGGCGCGAAAGTCCATCCCGCGCCACTGATGACGCTCCAGAATTCGGAACTTCCCGCCAGGTACAGTTGGCGGTGCCATAACCACGCAGCCTGCGCTGTCACCGTTCTGCGTACCTTTTGCCGGGTCATAACCGATCCACACTTCGCGCCAGCCAAACGGGCGCAGCGCCAGCGCCTGAAAATCGGTCCAGACTTCCCAGCTGTCCACCATGCACGCCTGCAGCTCGCTGAGCGGGAACACGGACGCGAGATCGTCCACGAACTCACACATCAGCAGGTTCTGGTATTCGTCCGGGCTGTACTCCATGCGCAGCTGGTCGAGGTCGAACAGGTTACAGCCGCCGCGCACCGCATCCTCCACGGTGACGATCTGGCGGTACTGCCCGTCAGGGCAGAGCAGGCCGCGCGCAAGGTTGCTGTGGGTCAGGTCAATATCCACCTTGTCCGCTTTGGCACGGCCCCGGTTAAACAGCGCGCCGGACCAGAACGGATAGGCACTGTGGGTCAGGCTGGACGGCGTGGAAAAGTAGGTTTGTCGCCATTTCTTGTGAATGGCCATACCGGAGGCCACCTTGCGCAGTTCCTGGAATTTCGGTATCCAGAAATATTCATCAAGGTACAGGTTGCCGTGGTAGCTCTGCGCCGTACGGGCGTTGGTGCCGAGAAAGTACAATGCTGCGCCATTGGGTAGCACCATAGGATCGCCTTTCAGCTCCACCTCAACTTCTTTGGCAAAGTCGATGATGTACTGCTTAAAGACGTGCGCCTGTGCCTTACTGGCAGAAAGGAAAATCTGGTTGCGTCCGGTCAGCAGGGCGTCAATCAATGCTTCACGGGCAAAATAAAACGTGGCGCCAATCTGGCGCGACTTGAGCAGATTACGGATGCGGTTTGTTTTTCCTGCTTCAAACCAGTGACGCTGATAGTCGAACATTGAGGCGTGGAAGACTTCTTCCAGCTTTTCGATCTGTTCGTCGGTGAAAACGTTCTTTTCCGGCTGCCTGCGCGGACCTTTGTTACGGTTGGCTACTTTCGGGTTTAAATCAGCTTCGTTCCCGCCGTCGTTAAATTTGCCGATCCGGGCGTGGCGCTCTGACTGGCGCGCCAGCAGGTCAATTTCCTTGAAGTCTTTCCCTTCTTTCTGCTCCTTCATGATGAGCTGGCAGTAACGTGCGGCGGTGGTGAGCTGCATCTGATCCAGCGGCCCATAGTCGCCCCACTTGTCGCGTTTTTTCCAGCTGTGAACGGTTGCAACTTTTTCGCCCAGCATTTCAGCAATGCGGGCTACGCGGTATCCCTGAAAGTACAGCAGCATGGCCTGCCGACGGGGATCGAGGTCTGCGGGGGTCAGTGTCGTGTTCATGGCCCAAACATACGGCCTTGTATGGCGGCTTTCCCCGGCTGCGTTTTGTGTGGTTTACCGTACAAATACAGCGCGTTGTCTCACTCCCCCCATCACCGCAAACATAAGGCTCCAGTAAGTTATTTCTAACGGAGCACGGCTCATGACAGTGAAAGCAAAGCGTTTCCGTATCGGGGTGGAAGGTGCCACCACTGACGGGCGCGAGATCCAGCGTGAATGGCTGGTACAGATGGCTGCCAGCTACAACCCGACGGTCTATACCGCGCTGATTAACCTTGAGCACATCAAGTCTTATCTGCCGGAGAGCACGTTTAACCGCTATGGCAGGGTGACGGGGCTGGTTGCAGAAGAAATCCAGGACGGCCCGCTGGCGGGCAAGATGGCACTTTATGCCGATATCGAACCCACTGACGCCCTGGTGGAACTGGTGAAAAAAGGCCAGAAGCTTTTCACCTCCATGGAGGTCAGCACTAAGTTTGCCGACACCGGCAAAGCCTACCTTGTGGGGCTGGGGGCGACAGACGATCCTGCGAGCCTTGGCACCGAAATGCTGGCTTTCAGCGCCAGCGCCGCACATAACCCGCTGGCAAACCGTAAGCAGAACCCTGAAAACCTGTTTTCGGAAGCGGTTGAAACGCTGATCGAACTGGAAGAGGTCCAGGACGAAAAGCCATCCCTCTTTGCCCGCGTCACCGCGCTGTTCACCAAAAAAGAGCAGACCGACGATGCGCGATTCTCTGATGTGCATAAAGCCGTGGAGCTGGTCGCTACTGAGCAGCAGATCCTGAGCGAGCGCACTGATAAATCCCTGGCTGAAAACGGTGAGCGCCTTTCCGCGCTGGAGTCCTCCCTGCAGGAACAGCAGACCGCCTTTGCCGAGCTACAGCAGCAGCTGAGCCGCGAAGACAGCCGCAAGGATTACCGCCAGCGCGCGCCGGGCGGTGACGCACCTGCAGGCACCCTGACCAATTGCTGATGGAGCATAAAACCCGATGAAAAAGAAAACCCGCTTTGCCTTTAACGCTTACCTGCAGCAGCTGGCGCGCCTGAATGGTGTGGAGGTTGAAGAACTCTCCAGCAAGTTCACCGTTGAGCCGTCCGTGCAGCAGACGCTGGAAGACCACATCCAGCAGTCCGCTGCTTTCCTGACGCTGATTAACATCACGCCGGTCACTGAGCAGTCAGGGCAGTTGCTGGGGCTGGGCGTTGGCAGCACCATTGCCGGAACCACCGATACCACCACCAAAGAGCGCGAGCCTACCGATCCGACGCTGATGGAAGACGTGGAATACAAATGCGAACAGACCAACTTTGATACGGTGCTGACCTACGCAAAACTGGATCTGTGGGCCAAGTTCCAGGACTTCCAGGTGCGTATCCGCAACGCCATCGTCAAGCGTCAGGCGCTGGACCGCATCATGATCGGCTTTAACGGCGTGAAGCGCGCCAAAACCTCAAATCGTGCTGAAAACCCGCTGCTGCAGGACGTCAATAAAGGCTGGTTACAGAAAATCCGCGAAGACGCGCCGGATCATGTTATGGGCAGTAAAACCGCAGAAGACGGCACCACTACTGCGGAGCCGGTAAAAGTAGGTCCGGGTGGTAAGTATGTAAACCTTGACGCTGTGGTGATGGATGCCGTCAACGAGCTGATCGATGTGGAGTATCAGGATGATGATGAGCTGGTTGTTGTCTGTGGTCGTGAACTGCTGTCTGACAAGTATTTCCCGCTGGTCAACAAAGAGCAGGACAACAGCGAAAAAATTGCCGCCGATATGATCATCAGCCAGAAACGTATGGGCGGCCTGCAGGCTGTGCGTGCGCCTTTCTTTCCGGCAAATGCATTGTTAATCACCCGACTGGATAACCTGTCCATCTACTGGCAGGAAGACACCCGCCGCCGTTCTGTTATCGACAACCCGAAACGTGACCGGATTGAAAACTTTGAATCCGTTAACGAGGCGTATGTGGTCGAGGACTACCGCTGCGCGGCACTGGTGGAAAACATCGAAATGAGTGATTTCACTCCGCCTGCCGCACCTGTTGTAGCCGCAGAGTCAGGAAATGGAGAGTAACGCATGAGCCTGAGTCCCGCACGGCAGCACCGCCTGCGCATTCAGGCCGAACAGGCCGCCCGTGAGGGCGGCAGTGTTCGCCGCCATGCGTCTGGCTATGACCTGATGCTGCTGCAACTGGCAGAAGATCGCCGTCGCCTTAAAGGCATCCAGTCCACGGTGAAAAAGGCGGAAATCAAGGTGGAGCTGCTGCCGAAATATTCCGCCTGGGCGGAGGGCGTGCTGGCTGCCGGAGGTGCGCAGCAGGATGACGTGCTGATGTACGTGATGCTGTGGCGTATCGATGCCGGTGATTATGCCGGTGCGCTGGAAATCGGGCGTCATCCGCTGCGCCATGGCTGGGTGATGCCGCTGGGCAACCGTAACGTGCAGACCGTGCTGGCAGAAGAAATGGCAGACGCGGCGCAAAGCGCTCTGCTGGCCGCTGCCGGTTTTGATGCCGATCTGCTTCTGCAGACGCTGGACCTGACAACTGATCTGGATATGCCGGACCAGTCGCGGGCGCGCCTGCATAAAGCCATCGGCGCTGTACTGAGCGAAAGCAATCCGGCGTCTGCCCTGAATCACCTTACCCATGCGCTGCAGCTCGATCCCCGCTGCGGTGTGAAAAAAGAAAAGCAGCAGCTGGAGCGCAGACTGCGCAATGACAGCCGCTAACGAACGTGCCCCGCGCACGGGCGGCACGGGATGGCGAAAGGCACTGCCACATCAAAATTCCGTCCACCGCCCACTTATTCAGGAGAAAGCCGCATGAAGTTTGTTGCGCCCGAACAGGCACCGGAACAGGCGGAGGTCATCAAAAATACGCCGTTCTGGCCTGATGTGGACCTGTCGGAATTTCGCAGTGTGATGCGCACTGACGGCACGGTGACGCAGCCGCGTTTAAAGCAGGTCGTGCTGACGGCGATCTCTGAGGTTAACGCTGAGCTGTACGACTTCCGCAACCGTCAGCAGATGCTGGGCTGGCGGACACTTGCTGAGGTTCCCGCAGAAATGCTGGACGGTAAAAGCGAGCGTATCCGGCACTACCACAACGCTGTTTTTTGCTGGGCGCGCGCTGTGCTTAATGAGCGTTATCAGGACTATGACGCCACGGCGTCAGGCGTGAAGCGAGGGGAGGAGCTGGCGGAGGCCAGCGGCGATCTGTGGCGTGATGCCCGCTGGGCCATCAGCCGGGTGCAGGATGTACCGCACTGTACGGTGGAGCTTATCTGATGAAAGTGCGTGCGCATCAGTATGACACGGTGGACGCGCTTTGCTGGCGTCATTACGGGCGCACGCAGGGTGTCACTGAGCAGGTTCTGCAGGCAAATCCGGGGCTGGCTGAGTACGGCCCATTTTTACCGCACGGGCTGCAGGTGGAGCTGCCGGACATTACGGCGTCAACCACGGCGCAGACCGTCCAGCTATGGGACTGAATTATGACGCTTGAACGAATCAGCGCCTTTATCACTTACTGCATCGCCGTGCTGCTGGCATGGCTGGGCAATCTGTCGCTCAAGGATGCGTCAACGGTTGGCGGCGTACTGATTGGTGTGCTGATGCTGGCTATCAACTGGTACTACAAACACCAGTCTTTCAAATTGTTACGTGGCGGCAAGATTTCGCGGGGGGAATATGAATCCTTCAATCGTTAAGCGCTGCCTTGTCGGGGCGGTGCTGGCTATCGCCGCCACGCTGCCCGGATTTCAGTCGCTTCATACCTCCGTTGAGGGGCTGAAACTGATCGCCGATTACGAGGGATGCCGCCTGCAGCCTTATCAGTGCAGCGCGGGCGTCTGGACTGACGGGATCGGCAATACGTCCGGTGTGGTGCCTGGAAAAACCATCACGGAACGGCAGGCGGCGCAGGGACTTATCACCAACGTGCTGCGCGTGGAGCGGGCACTGGATAAATGTGTGGTACAGCCGATGCCGCAAAAGGTCTATGACGCGGTGGTGTCGTTTGCTTTCAACGTGGGCACCGGCAACGCCTGCAGCTCCACGCTGGTTAAGTTGCTGAACCAGCGGCGCTGGGCGGATGCCTGCCATCAGCTGCCGCGCTGGGTATATGTCAAAGGTGTGTTTAATCAGGGGCTGGACAACCGCCGCGCGCGGGAAATGGCCTGGTGCTTAAAAGGAGTATAGCGAAATGAAATGGTTAAAAAGTTACTGGCTGCCGTTCTCGGTTCTGGCGCTCCTTGTGATGGTTGATGTGAATTTCCCGGCATCTCATGCGCTTTTCCCACTGGCGCTGGTTATGTGGTTTGAGTATGCCGCTTTTTCACTGGTTTGTTGTGCTGGTTTGTACTCCTGCACCCTGACGGGGGGTGATCGGCTACGCGTCCGTCAGTTGCTCAGCAGGGTGCTGGGGCTAATGGATAAAGTACCTCTCACCTGGTATCAGCGTCTCGCTCTTGCCTTTGTCATGTTGCTTGCCGGATGGAAGCTCACGGGGATGGTGTGTGTTTTTACAGTAGCCATGAGCTTAGCAATAAAAGATGAGCTAAAGGCACTGCGGGAATGAATCGTTTACTGGCAGTGGTTCTGGCGCTGGTACTTGCGGCGCTGGGCTGGCAGTCGTGGCGGCTTAACAATGCCAGCCACACCATCGAGACGCAGGGCGCGGTGCTGAAAAGCAAAACGCAGGAGCTGACGAAGAAAAACAGCCAGCTGATCGGCCTGTCCATTCTGACCGAAACCAACAGCCGGGAGCAGGCGCGGCTTTATGCGGCAGCGGAACAGACCACCGCACTTCTGCGCAGCCGCCAGCACCGGATCGAGGAGCTGAAACGTGAAAATGAGGATTTGCGCCGCTGGGCTGATACTCCTTTGCCTGCTGACATTATCCGGCTGCGGGAGCGTCCGGCCCTCGCCGGAGGTGCAGCTTACCGTGAGTGGCTGTCCCAGAGTGACGCAGTGCCGTCTGGAAAGGTCAGCGCCGCGCAGTAACGGCGATCTGAACGCGGTGCTGGATGAAACCGAGGCCGCCTGGGCGGTCTGTGCTGACAAAGTGGACACGATTATTGCGTGTCAGGAGCGAGACAGTGAACAAACCGCAGTCCTTACGCAGCGCCCTGAATAAAGCGGTTGCTTATGTCCGCGATAACCCGGACAAGCTGCACCTTTTCGTTGATAACGGCTCAATGGTGGCAACCGGTGCCAGCTCCATGTCATGGGAATACCGCTACACCCTGAACGTGGTGATCGAGGATTTCAGCGGCGACCAGAATCTGCTGATGGCTCCTGTGCTGCTGTGGCTAAGTGACAACCAGCCGGATGCTATCAATAACCCGGAGCTGCGCGAAAAACTGTTCACCTTTGAAGTGGATATTCTGCGAAACGATGTGTGCGATATCAGCATGAACCTGCAACTGACTGAGCGTGTGCTGGTCAGCACTGACGGCAGCGTATCGAGCGTTGAAGCGGTGCCGGAGCCGGACGAACCCGAAGAAATGTGGACGGTGAAACGTGGATGAGCTGCAGAAGGTTGATGACTGGCTGACGGCGCTGCTGGCGAATCTGGAGCCTGCCGCACGCAACCGTATGATGCGGCAACTGGCGCAGGAACTGCGACGGGCACAGCAGCAGAATATCAGGATGCAGCGCAATCCTGATGGCAGCAGTTATGAGCCACGCCGGGTAACAGCCCGCAGCAAGAAGGGGCGTATCAAACGCCAGATGTTTGCGAAGCTGCGCACGGCGAAATACCTGAAAACTGCTGCCAGTGCCGACTCTGCCAGCGTGCAGTTTGAGGGCAAGGTGCAGCGCATTGCCCGTGTTCACCACTACGGCCTGCGTGATCGCGTCAGCCGAAAAGGCCCGGAGGTCCGCTACGCAGAGCGCCGCCTTTTGGGCGTGAATGATGAGGTGGAAACCATCACCCGTGACACTCTGCTGCGCTGGCTGGCGGGGTGATCTTTGTGCCACTGCTGGCACAAGCGCCCGCGCTGCCTCCCTTTTCCCTCTGATGGCAACCTTTCGTTATGAATGCACAACTGACCGAAATCATGCGCCTTATCACCAACCTGATCCGCACCGGCACCGTGACCGAAGTGGACCGGGAAAACTGGCTGTGCCGGGTGAAAGTGGGCTCGCTTGAAACTAACTGGATTAACTGGCTGACGCTGCGTGCCGGTGGTGCCCGTACATGGTGGTGCCCGTCGCCGGATGAGCAGGTGGTGGTGCTGAGCATGGGCGGCAATCTGGAAACCGCTTTTGTGCTGCCCGCCATCTACTCCAATCAGTTTGCGCCGCCGTCGGATTCTGTGGACGGCTGCGTGACGGAGTACCCGGACGGGGGCTGGTTTGAGTACGAACCCGCCACCGGGCGGTGGCATGTCCGGGGTATCAAATCCATGGTGATCGAGGCGGCGGACAATATCACCCTAAAAACCGGTGAGTTTGTGGTGGAGGCTGACACAACACGCATTAACAGCGAGGTGGTGATCAACGGCGGCGTCACCCAGGGTGGCGGCGCAATGAGTTCTAACGGGGTCGTGATGGATAAACACGGTCACACTGGCGTTAAGTCAGGCGGGGATACATCGGGAGGTCCGGTATGACGTTGTATATCGGTATGAGCAGGAATGACGGGCAGGTCATTGCAGATACCGACCATCTGCGCCAGTCGGTGCGGGATATTCTGCTGACGCCGCAGGGCAGTCGTCTTGCTCGCCGGGAATATGGCTCCCTACTGTCAGCCCTGATTGACCAGCCGCAGAACCCGGCACTGCGCCTGCAGATTATGTCTGCAGTCTATGTGGCGCTGAACCGCTGGGAGCCGCGCCTTACGCTGGACTCCATCACCATCAACGGCAATTTTGACGGCTCTATGGTGGTTGAGCTTATGGGACATAGTAATAACGGAGCACCGGTTTCCCTTTCCATATCAACAGGAGCAGACAATGGCAGTCATTGACCTTTCCCGGTTACCGCCGCCGCAGATAGTGGACGTGCCGGATTTTGAGACGCTGCTGGCTGAGCGCAAGGCCGCTTTTGTGGCTCTTTATCCTGTGGATGAACAGGACGCGGTGCGGCGCACGCTGGCGCTGGAATCTGAACCCGTCACCAAGCTGCTGCAGGAAAGCACATACCGCGAAATCCTGCTGCGCCAGCGTATTAACGAGGCTGCGCAGGCGGTGATGGTGGCCTATTCGATGGGAAATGATCTTGAGCAGCTGGCAGCCAACTGCAACGTGAAACGTCTGACGGTAGTGCCTGCTGATAATGATGCAGTACCGCCGGTCGCCGCAGTGATGGAAGATGATGAGGCGCTGCGCCAGCGCATCCCTGCAGCATTTGAGGGACTGTCCGTTGCTGGCCCTACGGGAGCCTATGAATTTCACGCCAGAAGTGCGGACGGACGTGTGGCAGATGCCAGCGCAACCAGTCCGGCTCCTGCAGAGGTGGTACTTACCGTACTGAGCCGGGAGGGTGACGGTACAGCAGTAAAAGATCTGCTGGATGTGGTTGAAAAAGCCCTGAACAGTGAGAGTGTACGCCCGGTGGCTGACCGTCTGACGGTTCGTAGTGCGGAGATCATACCGTACCGGGTGGAGGCTACCATTTTTCTTTATCCGGGGCCGGAAGCGGAGCCTGTTATGGCGGCGGCAAAAGCCAGCCTGCAGAAGTACATCGCCAGTCAGACGAGACTGGGACGTGATATCCGCCGCAGCGCCATTTATGCCGCGTTGCACGTGGAGGGCGTCCAGCGTGTGGAGCTGACGTCCCCTCTGGAGGATGTGGTGCTGGATAAGACGCAGGCGGCATCCTGTACTGAATGGAGCGTTACCAACGGGGGCACGGATGAATAGTCTGTTGCCGCCGGGTTCGTCGCCGCTTGAGCGCCGACTGGCGCAGACCTGCAGCGGGATTTCCGATCTGCAGGTATCGCTGCGTGATTTGTGGAACCCGGCAACCTGCCCGATCAGATTCCTGCCTTATCTGGCCTGGGCGCTTTCTGTTGACCGCTGGGATGAAAGCTGGACAGAAAACGTCAAACGCCGTGTGGTGCAGGATGCTTTCTATATCCATCAGCATAAAGGAACAATCAGCGCCGTGCGGCGTGTGGTTGAGCCGTTCGGCTTCCTGATCCGCATCATTGAGTGGTGGCAGACCGGTGAAACGCCGGGGACGTTCCGTCTGGATATTGGCGTACAGGATCATGGTATCACCGAAGACACCTATCTGGAGCTTGAGCGCCTGATAAGCGATGCCAAACCATGCAGCCGTCACATGACAGGTATGTCCATTAATATGCAGACCAGCGGCCCTTACTGGGTTGGCGCAGCCAGCTACCTTGGCGAAGAAATCACGGTATATCCGTATATCAATGAAACGATTGTTTCCGGCGGCACCGCATATGAAGGCGGGGCAGTCCATGTTATTGACACAATGAGAGTGAACCCATGAGCGCAAAATTTTATACCCTGCTGACGGACATCGGCGCGGCGAAACTGGCAAGCGCCACCGCGCTCGGTATCCCGCTGAAAATTACCCATATGGCGGTGGGAGACGGTGGCGGTGTGCTGCCCACACCCAGCGCACAACAGACCGCGTTAGTTGCTGAGAGGCGCCGCGCAGCGCTGAATATGTTGTATATCGACCCGCAGAACAACAGCCAGATTATTGCTGAGCAGGTAATCCCGGAAACTGAGGGCGGGTGGTGGATTCGTGAAGTTGGCCTGTTTGATGAAACCGGTGCGCTGATCGCTGTGGGTAACTGCCCTGAGAGCTACAAGCCGCAGCTGACAGAAGGGAGCGGACGTACGCAGACCGTGCGCATGGTACTGATTACCAGCAGCACCGATAACATCACCCTGAAAATTGACCCTGCAGTAGTGCTGGCAACCCGTAAATATGTAGATGATAAGGCGCTGGAGCTGAAGGTATATGTAGACGACCTGATGGCAAAGCATCTTGCTGCGCCGGACCCGCATTCACAGTATGCGCAGAAGGACAGCCCGACACTCACAGGGATTCCAAAGGTACCGACGCCAGCGGCGGGTAACAGCACTAAACAGATTGCGAACACGGAATTTGTGGCATCGTCTATTGCGGCAATGGTGGATTCTGCGCCTGCAGCACTGGATACGCTGAACGAGCTGGCAGCGGCTCTGGGGAATGACCCGAATTTTGCCACAACGATGTTAAACGCTCTTGGTGGAAAGCAGCCGCTGGACAATACGCTGACGAATTTAAGCGGAAAAGATGTCGCCGGCCTTCTCGCATACCTCTGTTTAGGAGAAACGATAAATCGTGCCGCCGATGCGCTACAAAAATCACAGAACGGTGCAGACATTCCTGACAAGCCGCGGTTTGTACAAAATATCGGTTTAAAAGAAACCCTGAACCCGACAAAACGCGTGAGTATCGGCAATATCGGAACCGGCGTTTTTGACGGCAGCACACCGTGTATAAATATCGGTGACAGTGACAGTGGATTTATCGGCAGCGCGGATGGCGTACTGGATATTTACTGTAACGGTGCCAAAGTGGGTTATATCAATGGTAACGGATTACACATGCTCACTGATATTCATTTCGATAATGCGCGCATGACCACTAATGGTGACATTTTTAGTTCAGTGTGGGGGGATAACTGGCTGAGTATCTGGATTACTAATCAGCTAAATACCCGTGGAACGATTGACTGGATC